GGTCCTTCCTCAGAGAGTGCACCGAACTAGGAGAGTGCATCATGGCCACCACCCGAAAGAGCCCCACCCGTACCGCTGCCGCTGCGGCCGGCGCCAAGTTACCCGAAGACCGGGCAGCGAAGGCCGAAGCGAACGACGACCTTATCCACGTCACGGTGCGCGGATTCGATTTCGAGTTCAACCCCGAACTCCTCGACGACGACGACATTCTCAGCGCGATGGAGCGCGGCATCCCTGACCCGCTCCTCACCGAGATCAGCAGCCCGGAGCAGCTCGCGGAGATCAAGAAGTCACTGCGCGTCGACGGCAAGCTCAAGCGCTCAGCGGTGCTCGAGTTCGCCGCCGAAGTCATGCAGGAGATGGGCGAGGGAAACGCCTAATCCTCCGGAGCCTGCTGCGGCGGTTCCCGGAGGAGATCGAAGCTGACCTGCAATCCGAGTACGGCATCGACCTGCTCGACCTCTACCGCGGCCGCATCTCGTGGCGCAAAGCCGCGGTGCTCGTGAAGCAGCTCCCGCCAGGGGCTCGCCTCTGGCGGGCCCACGGCGGGCCGGCCGCGTTCAGCGACGCGGTCACGTCGATTCACTACGAGGGCTACCGCATCATGACCGGCATCATGCAGGCCCTCGGCGTGAAGAAAAGCAAGCTCCCCGATCCGATCACGGCGCCCGAGCCCGGGTGGCGTGAAGCGGCAGAGGCACGCGCTGAGCGCTCCCGCCGCAAGGCCGCGAACTGGCTCGCGAGGCAGAAAACAACTCAATAGCGGAGGTGCCCGTGGCTGCGCAGAACGGTTTCGATTTCGGCGCAGCCTGGGTACAGATCGTGCCCTCGCTCCGCGGAGCCAGCAAGGCCATCACCGCGGAGCTCGCCGGCATCGACGTCAAGAAGGTCGGCAAGTCGCTCGGCGGCGACTTCACCGCCGCCCTCGGCGACGGCATGAAGGCCGCGCGCAAGCACGTGAGCGACGCCGCTGCGCCGCTGCGCGACTTCGTCGCCGGCTTCCGTGATGCTCGTGCAGCGCAGTCCGCGTTCACGGGCGGCTTCGGCACCCTCGGCGGGCAGACCCGCCGCGCGCTCGACCCGATCGCGAAGCAGATTCAGAACATCACCGGCCGGTTCACGCAGGGTTTCAACGATTCCCGCGTGGCCGCGTCCACGTTCAGCGGCATCGCTGGCTCGATCGGTGGCCGGCTACGCACCGCAGTGCAGCCCGGTCTCGACGTAGTCGCACGCCTCCGCGAGGGCTTCGCGAACTCGAGCGTCGCCGCGTCGTCGTTTAGCGGCATTGCCGGCTCGCTCGGCGGCGCAGCTGCTCGCGGCGTGACCGCTGTCCGCTCGGCGGTCACATCCGTCTCTGACGTGTTCGGCAAGCTGAGCGCACGCGTGGCGCCGATCGGCTCGACGATCAGCAGCGTGTTCTCGGCATCCGCCAGCGCCGTCGCATCGGCGTTCAACGCCGTGCGCTCGGTCGCTGGCGGCGCGCTGAGCGCAGTCGGTGGCGCACTCACCACCGCGGCCGGCCAGCTGTCGTCGCTCGCGAATAGCGCGTCCACGCTCGGCGGGCAGTTCATGACGCTCGCCACGCCGCTGCTCGCAGCTGCTGGCGCAGCATCGGCCCTCGCAGCGACGCTCGGCTTCAAGCGCCTCGTCGGCATCGACACCGCGCAGTCCAAGCTGCAGGCGCTCGGCCACTCGACCGAGTCGGTCGAGCTGATCATGGACTCGGCGCTTGCTGCGGTGAAGGGCACCGCGTTCGGCCTCGGCGACGCCGCGAACGTGGCCGCTGCGGCGGTCGCCGCGGGCGTGAAGCCCGGCAACGACCTCGAACGCACGCTCTCGCTCGTCGGTGACGCTGCGGCCATCGCCGGCGTCGACATGCAATCGATGGGCTCGATCTTCAACAAGGTCGCGGCCTCCGGCAAGGCACAGGGCGACGTGCTCGCGCAGCTCGGCGATGCCGGCGTGCCGATCGTGCAATTCCTCGCGCAGGAGCTCGGCGTCACCGCCGAAGAGGTCTACAAGCTTGCCTCGGCCGGTGAGATCGGCTTCGCGGACTTCCAGAACGCCCTCGAGACGGGCCTCGGCGGCGCCGCCCAGATCATGGGCCAAACGTCGTTCGTCGGCGCATGGGACAACGTCAAAGCGGCCATCAGCCGTGTCGGTGCCGCGTTCCTCGACGCCGGCGGCGAGGGCGGCGGCTTCTTCTCGCAGCTCAAGCCGCTCATGGCCGATTTCACGGGCGCGCTCGACAACATCACCCCGAAGGCTGCCGAGCTCGGCGAGAAGGTCGGCGCGGCATTCGCGACGATGATCGAGAAGATTCGCACCGCTGTCACGTGGTGGCAGAACCTCAACCCCGAGATGCAGGGCGTCATCCTCAAGGTCGCCGGCATCGCGGCAGCGATCGGGCCCGCGCTGCTCGTGTTCGGCAAGATCACGAGCATTGTCGGTGGCGCCGTCGGCGGTATCGGCGCGCTCGCCTCGGGCTTCGGTGGTCTCCTCGGCGCCGGCGGCAAGCTGACCGGCCTGTTCACGAAGCTCGGCCCGATCATGAAGGTAGCGTTCGGGCCGGTCGGCATCATCGTCGGCCTCATCGGCGCGCTCATCGCGTCGTCGCCCGAGCTGCAAAGCTCGCTCGGCGCGGCGTTCGGCGAGATCGCGACGGTGATCGGCGAGGTCGCAGCCGCGGTCGCACCACTGATCCAAACGTTCGTCGCGCAGCTCATGCCGGTGTTTCAGCAGCTGATCGCTGCCGTAACCCCGCTGATCACGATGCTCGCGGCGGCGCTCGTGCCGGTGATACAGCAGATCGCGCAGGTCGTCGTCCAACTCCTGGCGACGTTCCTGCCCGTGTTCACGCAGATCGTCGCGGTCGTGCTACCGATCGCGACGCAGATCATCAACGCGCTGATGCCGATCGTGACGCTCATCCTCGAGGCCCTCGTCCCCGTGATTCAGTGGCTGCTCGAGGTCGTGAGCACCGTGTTCGCGGCGCTCGTACCCGTCATTCAGGGCGCGATCACCGTCGTCGGCGCCATCTTCTCAGGAATCGTCGCGTTCATCTCGGACGTTCTGGGGCCGATTTTCACGTGGCTGTACGAGAACATCATCAAGCCGATTTGGAACGCGATCTCGACCGTGATCGGCGTCTACTGGGCCGCGGTGCAGATCATTTTCACCGCGATCGTCACCGTCGTGCGAGACACCCTCGCCCCGATTTTCACCTGGCTCTACGAGAACATCATCTCGCCGGTCTGGGAGAGCATTAAGGGAGCGATCGACGTCGTCGGCGCGTGGTTCCGCGACACGCTCAGCCCCATTTTCACGACCGTTACCGATGGCATCGGTACGGCGTTCGAGGGGATGCGAGACGTCATCAAGGACGTTTGGGATGCGATCAAGAAAGCTGCGGTCGCGCCGATCAACTTCGTGATCAACACCGTATACAACGACGGCATCAAGGCGCTGATCGACGGCATCGCGAAGGGCGTCGGGCTCGATCTGCGCATGCCCACGATCGAACCGATCGCGCTGGCCTCCGGTGGTGTCCTGCCCGGCTACACACCGGGCCGTGACGTGCACAAGTTCTACTCGCCAACCGGCGGCATGCTCCACCTCTCCGGCGGTGAGGGCATCATCCGCCCGGACGCGCTCCGCGCGCTCGGCGGTAAGCCCTGGCTCGACCGGGTGAACGCGGCACGCTCGAACGCCGGCCAGACCCACTTCGCCGATGGCGGTATCTGGGACTGGGCAGCGGACGCGGTGAACAACATCACCGGGTTCGTGTCCGACGTCGCCAACAACATCGGCGCCGTCATCGCTGACCCGCTCGGCGCGATCGAACGCATCGTGCTCGAGCCCGTCAAGGACATGCTCAACAACATCGGTGGTGGCATGCTCGGCGAGGCAATCGTCGGCTGGCCCATCGCCGCAGTCAAGGGCATCGGCGAGTGGTTCAAGAAGAAGATCGACGAGATGTTCGCGCCCGGCGGCGAGGACGGCGGCTACGACCTCGTGCCTGGGGTCGGCGGTGGAATCTCCTACCAGGGCTTCCACGGTGGCCGCGCGCTCGCTCGCCTCATCCCGGTGATCCAGAAGCACGGCCTCTACGTCACGTCGACGTGGGATACCCCTGCACGCAACGCCGCGCTTGGCCGACGCAAAAACACCTACCACGCGGACTGGATGAACCCAGCCGTCGACATGGCAGGTACACAGTCGGCGATGTTCGCAGCTGCGAGCACCATCCGCGCGATGGGCGGCTGGCGTCAGATTCTCTGGCAAGTCGCGGGCCACTACGACCACATCCACGTCGCTCGCGACGGTGGCGTGTTCGGTGACCTCGACGAGGAGAAGCTGCCGCCGCACTTCGACTGGCGCGCGGCATTCGGTGGCGTCATCCCGAACCTGTACGACGAGGGTGGCTGGCTACAACCCGGGCTCACGCTCGCGTACAACGCGACGGGCAAGCCCGAGCCGGTGCTCACGTCTGACCAGTGGGATGACATGCGCCGAGGCGACGTGAACATCTACCAGAAGAACTACATGCCGACGTCTGATCCGAACGTGATCGGCGACCGGCTCGCAGCGGCTGTCGTCCGCGAGATGTGATCGGAGAAGCTGCATGCGAGTGTGGATTGGTGGCATCGAGATCGGCGGCGGCGCCGACCCCAATGATGACGTCATCGTCACCGACGGCGGTATCAGCGGCTGGTACGACCTCCCCGGAGTGAAGACCAGCCTCGACGACCGAGCGGGGGCGGACGGCTCGGTCCGTCCCCGCTCGGTCGTCTACTCGCCCCGCACAGCAACGTTCAACCTCGCGCACCTCGGCGACACTCGTGAGAGCGCCATCGAGGTGTACAACCGGTTCAACACGCTCGGACACAGCCTCGTGGAGGTGCGCGTCGACGACGTCGACGACACCTCCGTCGAGGGCTGGATCGAAACCAGCTTCGGCTCACGCTGGGAGAGCACGGGCCTGTTCACCGTCACGGTGACCGCGCCCGACCCGACCCGCTACTCGACCGAAGCGCAGAACGTCACCGTCCTCGCCGGAGCCCGCCGTGGCGGCATCGACTACCCGATCGACTACCCGATCGACTACGGCAGCGACGACGGCGCAATCGCGATCGCGACCAACCGCGGCACAACCACCTCGTGGCCCGTCATCGAGGTACAGGGCACCCTCCCCGGCGGGTTCATGCTCGAGGACGGCGCCGGCCGCGTCATCGACTACACCGGCGACGTGTGGCCCGGCGCACCCGTCACCGTCGATTGCCGGCACCGCACGATCATGGTCGGCGGCGTGCCCCGAACCGAGCTCGCCACGCGCCGAGCGTGGTTCGACATCCCCGCCGGCGGCAGCCTCACCGTGTCGCTGCACCCCCGCACCGACACCCCGGTCGGACAGACCTTCGCGACGCTCATCGCCCGCGACGCCTACATCTAGAGGAGAACCACGTGTCGGTTGGTATTGGAATCAAGAAGATCGGCGACGTCGGCCGGTCGCCGCTCGACGACCGCCTCCTCGTCCGCAGCGACTACCACAACCTCGGCATCGTCATGGGTGCCGTCGTGTCGACGTCGCCGTCGGTCATGAACTTCTCGGTCGGGCCCGGCAGCGACCCGGTCTCGGTCGCCGTCGGCTCCCGCTCCGGCGCTGACGGCGCGACGAAGTTCGTCGTCCCGACCGGCACCGTCACGACGACCGCCGCGCCCTCGTCGGGCTCCCGCATCGACGTCGTCTGGGCGCGCCAGCTCGACCCCGACAAGGGCGACCCGTCGAACCAATCGGTTCTCGGCGTCACGCAGGGCGGCGCATCGGCATCGCCCTCGCAGCCGGCCATCCCGACCGGCGCAGTCATCCTCGCCGTCTACCAGATTCCCTCCGGCATCACCCGCACCTCGCAGGCCACGCTCATCGCCCGCGGCGACTACGCCATCCCGTACGGTGCATCGCTCGGCGTGCTGCACCGGTTCGTCGACACCCAATCCGGGCTCGT